GTAACCAAACCATTGGTATCATCCTCTCTTAGTTGATTATTTTTAGCAGTATTAGTTTCAGTCGCCTCAACACATCCTGGTATATTAACAACAGGCACACCTATATCTACAACTACTGGAGCTGCTATTGGTAGTGATGTTGAAGTGGTATTAAAGTCATAGGTGCGTATAGTATTAATTTCAATATCTCTAATGCTGATATCGCCGCCTGTAATAATAGGTATGTCCATCAGCAATCATTAAATACGCTTCCAACTTGTGAACCAAGTGTTGACCCTGCCTTCTGTCCTAGGAGCAATGCCCATCCACCTGCCAACCAACCCACGTAGGGGATGCTAGCAAGAGCAGGAACAGCAACTCCAGCAGCAATAGCACTACCTGCCATCGCACCTTGGCTTCGGGCTCCAGCGTCTGCCACTAAACACTCTGCTTCTTTTGCAGTCAACTTTCCCTCTTCACCTGTTGCACCTCCCAGATTTCTGGTGCCCTGACGGGTGAATTGGTCACGGCGATATTCAGATCTAACTTCAGTACCACCACCAAACAATCCTCTACGTTCCTTGTCAACATCTAGAGACCTTTCGGACTCTAGAATCTTAGGATCGTCAGCACGGAATTCAATTTCATATCCATCCTTACCTGCCTTAATCCTATAAGAAGAGTAAGGACCACGGGGGATGTGAAATGTAGGAGGTTCAAGCACAGGTTCAGGTTCTTGCCTGAAAACATATCCAAGCAGACCTATATGTGCTACAACAAATGCTCCGCCAACTGAAGCGGCAATTATTTTAATAGCAGAAGGTTTCTTTTTTTGGTTTTCATTGACGCTAACAACAGTTCCTGATGCATCACTTGTTTTAAGTCCCATGATTACATACCTGGAATAGAAACAGGACCACCCGTTGCTTTAGGCAACTCGGGCATTGCAGCATCCATCATTCCTGGCAAAGCATTAGTAACACCATCTATAGCAGCGTTCACAACTTTTTCCTTCAACCCTTCAATGATAGGATCTTTCTGTGTGTAAAGATAATATCCACTACCGATGACGCTTGCTGTTCCTAAAAACGACAAGACTGCTAGAACATTAATAATCTTTTGCATTCTCTCTTTCCTCTTTTTTACCTATGGTAGGTGCTTTTTTAGGAGAACCACCTGCCTTAGCAGGACTCAATCCGAAAGCAGCTAATGACCCAGAAAAGACTGACGCGATAAAAGTAGGATCAAAATCAAGAATTTTTTGACCGTTTGGGAGTCTAACATATGAAAATGTTAGTAGGGAAGCAGACCAAATAAGAACTACAACTTTTACAAGATTACCAAGTACTTCACTTTTATCAACTTCATCATGGTCTTCCTTCTCTACAACAGGCTTTGTTTTTTCTTCAGCCATAGTATAGAAAGTAGGGCTCTTCTATTTATGGTCTGAAGTATGTATTTGTTCTTGGGAAGATTTGCCTATCTCCTTGATCCCATGGTTTAGTTCTTCTACTTCCTTTAAGAACATCTCTATACCAACCAGCAATATAACCAGTTGACTCTCTAGGATTTTCAGCAAAGATCTCTAGGTTAGGACTACCTTTTTGACAAGTAGCATCGTGATGATTTCCTGCTTGTCCAAGAACACCTTGAGTAGCATTAACAATAACTTCTCCATACATTGCAAGGTGAATACCACACTGATAATAATATGTTCCAGCAGATCCTGCAGGAGCAGTCCATACAACTTCTCCATGAGAATATGATCCCTGACCTGTAGCACCACTTACTTGAGCACCACCAGCACCAGAGACTGTCTGTAAAAATAGTGGGTGATTGTAGTACGTACCTGCAGGATGCACAACAATATTTCCAGACATAGCAGGGTGGTTATCGCAAACATATTTGTACGTTCCTGCTGCTGGACAGTTTGCACGACTCCAACCAATAGTACTATAAGCTGCAGTACCACCTTGACCATCAACATTAGCAACGTTATTGTTATTACTATCTCTAATGTATATGGGATGACTAGTAAGATCTATCAAAAATTCTATATCAAGAGCATCACCTACTTCAATATTAATTGTTGGGTCTTCTTGTGATCCCTGAGACCCATCAAGAACTCTATCTCCAGCAGTTATTAAGTAACCAGTTGGTCCTGCAGATAGAACCGTAATAGTACCCTTCATACTGCTGTGGTTTCCACAAATATAACAGTATGTTCCTGCTGTGGTAGGAGTCCAACTTACAGTATTAGTTCCAGTAGATCCTTGTCCAGTTGCAGCAGGAGATGAAACGTTTGAACTGCCAGCAGCGTCTCTAATATAGAATGGATGGACACCATCAACACTACTGAGATTAAAGTTGATTGTGTCTCCTTCATTAACAGTAACACTAACATCATTACCACTAACCGCTCCAAGACGATCAGTTCCACTCAAGGTGTAATAAGAATATGATGGTGATGTAGTAGTAATATCAAATGTTGCTGCTGGCGATCCTGCCTGAACACCATCCAAAGTATTATAAGAGTTTGGAGTTGGTTGTCTGAGAGTTACGGTATCACCCTCTCTAATAACAATTGGTGGATTATTTGCACCACTATGTGTAGTGTTACGATCTGTTCCGTAAACAGTATATGCACTGTTTGAACCAGCGTCAAAGGTCATAGTGAAACTACTTGCACCTACAGGACTGACATCAAAAGTCATGTCTCCTGCTTTTCCAAACCTATCAACGATAGCAATAGCATCAGACTGAGTAAATCTTTCTTTGCCACTAGCAGCAAGAGCAATCAGTCCGCAAACCTGTGGCGCTGCCATACTAGTTCCACTAATTGCTCTAAAATAATTTCCACTTCCCTGAGTATACTTTGGATCTGCTATGCCTGTGCTATTAAATGCCGAGTGAATGGAACTTCCAGGAGCAAAGACATCAATTCCTGGTCCGTAGTTTGTAAATGAAGATCTTTTATTATCATTTTGTTGAATTGATCCAACGTTAATAACACCACGAGTTCCTGATGGACTACCACCCCTGTTCATATAAACCCATCCACCCATTCCCTGGATACTAACTCTATTGTTCCATTCAGTGTCACCCTCTTCAGCAATATAATAATTTTCATTACCTGCTGCAGTAATTACAACAATACCATCTTTAATGGCATCCTCAATATCAGCATTCACTGCAGCATTAGATGCAGGGATTGTTCCAGCTACTTGACGAACACCAAAGTCTGCTTCAATTCCATCCCATGTCCAACCAGATGGTCCAGGATTATTTGTATCATATGTCACACCATTCCATTCAATCCAATTAATGTCACCTAAAGGGATGTTTGTTCCTGGATCATAACCATAATCTTCTAAGTCATAACCAAATCCCCAACTATGATTTGTAATTGTTGGATTTCTTTTTCCAGTTTCTGCATTAATAGGTTTGTTTTTATGAAATGCTCTAAGATAATCAAACAATATCAATGAGTTTACTCCTGCAACTCCATATGCATGAATATTGTAAATGTTTGCTTCTCTTGCCCATCCATACCACTGACCAGCTACCGTACCAGCAACGTGAGTACCATGGTAATCAGTATTTCCAGAATTGTCTACGTATGGATACTGTCCTGATGTTAGTGAAATGCCATCATCATCTATACTACCGACAAAAGTATTGAGATCGTTGAACCATTCATATTGTACAAATCTATTGACACCAGTAGTAGGACTGAAAAACTCTTCGCAGTCTCTACCAACAAAGTCATCACAGATTACAACATCAACATGTTTACCATCATTGTAAACATTAACTCCGTTGTTATCAGTTACTTGACCAGTAGTCCAAGTTCCTTTTGCTCTCTGAGCAGTAGTTCCAGCAGAATGTAAATGTCCCCACTGTCTGTAGTTTGCTGCACTGCCATTATTTGTACCACTTTTATCAAACGTTCCCTGAATATTATACTCAGTAGTATTATAAAAAGATTTTGGACCTGGTTTCATACCAAGTTCTTCTGGTGTCAGTTCTACTGCCAATACTCTAGAGTCTTGACGAATAGTCTCTGCCTGTTCATCAGTCAGATGATAGTGAGTATTCCTGCTAATAGGACGCTTCATCTTAAGACGATACCCACCATCGCTCATGTCAGTATAAAATTGATCTAAATCTTCGTGTCTACGAAGTGTGACGACATATACTTTTTCCGACATATCAAGCCTCTAATGCTACAAAGTGTAGTGTTACAGTGATTGGTTGAGTAGATCCACTCTTGTTTACAACTTTTAAATATGCATCTGTAGATGGTGTGCTCTCATCATTCCAACCAAGAGTTCCAGGTGTAATGTTTTGAGTTGCACCATCGCTAGTAATTACCTCAGCAATAACACCAGCACCAGGAAGTGGATCGGTAGTTTCATTTCTAGATCCATCTAGAGTTCTAGCAGAATTACTCACGTAAAGAGTTACCCATGCTGCAGCAGATGTCTGAATCTTTTGAAGAGCATATGTTTTTGCTACCGTAATTTGAATGTCCTCTGCCGTGTCTACAGCATGTGAAGCACTAGTGGCAGCATTAGCAGAAGTTCTAGACTGAAGACCAGACCCACCGCCACCACCAGACTGTGCTACCCAAGCATAGTCACTACCATTCCAACTAAGAATATATCCAGAAGTTGGATTTGATTGATTTAAATGAGTGTCTACATCAGAGTCAGTGTAAGAACCGCCGCCACCTGTTGCATTAATAGTAATTGTATCACTACTATTATTTGTTGCTAATGTAATTCCAGTGCCAGCAGCGAATGTAAGTGTATCACTACTACTATCTGCAACAACTGAGTTTTGACCACTAATCGCAATCGTTTTAAAACAATCTACAGAAGCACCAGTTTGTGCATCAAGAGTTCCATCACCTGCGATTGTTAAATTAGATCCAATTTTAACACCACCAATTACGGTTGTTGATGCTGTCGGTAATGAATAAGATCCAGTGACTCCTTGTGCATTCCAAGTTGTACCATCCCACGCCCATGTAATACCAGACGATGTATGTGTAAAAGATCCGTCTGTTGCTTGCGACGTTGTTGCTGGGAAATTAATTGCCATTGTTGTTATGCTCCTTCCTTTTTATTTATTTTCAGAGACCAAGAATCGCGTTCTTGAATTCATCAAATGATGTTGCTTCTGTCATCATTTGTTTGAGATCAGAAAGAACAATAACTTCTTCACCACCCCAAGTCAAATTACCATCATAGAATGAGAGTGCTTTACCACTATTTGTGTGAAGAGATCCGTCATCAAGATACATATCACGAACTTTATATGATGCTGATCCAATATCATATGCCGCATTAGCATTTGGAAGTAAATGTCCTGCCTGAGTCATTCTCCAACGCTTGGCATTACCACCCCAAAATTCAATAGCATCTTCACCAGCACCAGCAGTTGTTTCAATCTGAATGCTGTTAGTTCCGTTTGTAATAACGGTTGGTGCCAATGGGGGATTTGCATCTACCCATTGAGTGCTGTCACCGTCAGCATAAAAAACTTTAAGTCTGCCTTCATCAGATTTCCACCACAGATCTCCATCGGCAGGTGTAGATGGAGCAGAGTCCGATGTGGTTACAGTAGCTCCACCTCCTCCACTTGAAGCAGGTCCGACAATCCTAAAACCATTTGATCCGATGTTATCAATAGTGATATTTGCACCAGCAACAATGGTAATATCGTCTTGAACACCACCACTATCAGTCAGTCTTAAAGTAACACCTTGTGCATCAGCAACTGCTGCTTGAGTATATGTAGTATTTGTATCCGTAGGAATGTCAGAATCATTTGCTAACTTAATCCATTGACCAGCGTGAGCATAGTATGCTGCTCCCTCGGCATGAACATGAGCAAACATACCATGCCAATCAGTTGCTGATGGTAGGTCTGTTAGAGCATTATATAAGAACTTAATTTTATTAGTGTTTCCAGTAACTTCAACAGTTCCTGTTCCATCAATAGTATTATTATTAGTATCTAAGTTACCACCGAGTTGAGGAGTAGTATCTTCGGAAATTTCAGAAAGTCCAGAAGCACCAGATCCAGGAACCCATCTCAACGCGGTTGAGTCCCACATTAAGTATGTGCCGTTTGCTGTTGGGTTGGGTAGATCAACATCAGCAAGGTCAGTAATTGCTGCAGGAATAGATGGTCTACCTGTCAGGTCAGAGTATGACCCAGAAAACAATGCTGGTTTATTTAAAATCTGACCTAGACCAGAACTAGCATTCCAATCACTCTGTACTTGAGCAGGAGAAATCGTTGGTTTGTTAGATAAGTCATTATAACTACCAGTTGTTGCTACAGTAGCAAGCGTCGGTTTGTTTAAGATTTGTGTGACACCAGCAACAGAATTCCAATCTACATTTACTTGTGCTGGAGGAATAGGAACATTATCCCAAACAAGTCCTGTCCCAGTAGATTTCAAAAACTCACCAGAAGCACCAGGAGATCCAGATACCTGCAGTGGTTTATCTGTTGGAAAATTTACACCTTCTTTTGCTTCTACAGGTCCATTGTCATTGTAGTTAGCAATCTGATTAGTCAATAACTTTGACATACTTCTAGTCTCGGAGACACAATTCTTATCTAGAAGTTATTTATGAAAGCGGATGATCGGACTTGAACCGACGACATCTAACTTGGAAGGATAGCGTTCTACCGCTGAACTACATCCGCAAAAAAAGGGGAGGTCAATCCCCATAGACACATGCACGCCACTTGTTTTATTATTTTAACTGCTAAACAAGAAAACAGCCACACGGAAGGGGTTTGGCACCACCACTTGCTTTTTAACTG